TGCTCTTCCGATCTTTACCCACATTTCTCTTATTTTTTAGACTTTTAGCTTCAGTCACTAATTTGTTAATGTCTTTTTGACCGTTGTTAAAACGAGACATGATAACATTTTTGTTTTGTGAATTAAGTGTAAGTTCATCGAGACGTTGAACGAGACGCATTCTTTTATTCGTATCTCCACCTCGGATGATTTCACCTTGTTTAGTAGTAGCTTCACGTTTCAATGTATTGATACTTTCACCTTTATTGAAACGTCTGAGAAATGCATTTTTGTTTTTCTGATTAATTTTCAATGGTGTGAGAAAGCTGAGAAGATTTTGTTTAACAAGGGAACCTTTTTCCTTTTTCCTTTGTTCATAAAGTTTAATGGCTCGGGTTTTCAGAGAGTTCAAATTGGTTTTACTATTGATAAGCCGTTGAAGACCCCTTTTATCGTCATCTGAAAGTTTTACATTTGTGATCATATTCATAAACTCCCGTTTCCGGTTGCTGATAGTAATACGATTTTTTGATTTTGACTTTCCAATTCCGAAAAATCCACCAATACCAGGTCTTTTACGAGTCTCTTGTGATCGACCTTTGTTGAATAAACTACCCCTGGGAAAGTTAACCCGTGATTCAGGTATGGGTGTATTGAATTTTTTCACAGCGCTCACTTGACCCTTGAGAAATTTTGGTGTTTGACCTTTCATGAATAAACTACCCTTTGGAAAGTTAACTCGTGATTTAGGAGTTTCGGTCCTAAATGTATTGGTATTGGTCTTCAACGCATTAACGTTGTTATTGGTCTTCAACGCATTAACGTTGTTGTTGGTCTTCAACGCATTAACGTTGTTATTGGTCTTCAACGCATTAACGTTGTTATTGGTCTTCAACGCATTAACGTTTTCCACTGCTGTGTTAGTGTTCACTGCTGTGTTGTTGGTCTTCAACGCATTAACGTTTTCCACTGCTGTGTTAGTGTTCACTGCTGTGTTGTTGAACGTTTTCGTTACATGTCTTCTACCAATCTTCACTGGTTCATATACTTTCATGTAACGTAATCGCTTACCGATAGAATCAATCATCTGACTTTTCGTCATTTGATCCAATTGTTTGAGACCAACTTTACGAGCAACTTTCTTGATTTCATTACGTTTCGATGATGAATCGAATAAAATATCATAGTCGTTCGGTTTAAGTGGTGAATTCTTATCGATTAGGTATGTTTTCGTGGAGTTCATGATGAGTGGGGGTAAGGGTAACTTATCCGCTTTAATTTCATCGTAGACTTGACATATTTGTTTTTTTGTCAGTTTAATATCTTGGCCTGTGTTCAACTTAATAAGTGCCCGCAAGTCATCTATATTGGCGTCGGGATCGCACGCCTCAATCATATATAATAAACTGATAAAAAAAGTGTTATGTTGTGTATCCGATTGTATACAATTTCACCTTCTGTTCATAATCCATGCTAAAATCAAATACATTTATATCTCCTACATTAGTTTCTATAATCTCAATTGGCATGTCGCATACCACTCGATTTGATAGTGCAGATCGAATAATCGTATCTACAAATTGTTTGGGTGTATCGATCGTATCCTGATAAATACGATCCATTTTGATTTTCATACATGTGATTTCATGTGGTTTTTTATCTAAAAATGGTGTGAGTGGAAACTCCTCTTTTACACCTCCATCTACGTATGTTCTATTTTCATAGGAACCACATGCGAATATAAATGGTACAGCCATGCTCATACATACCGCATCTATTACCTTCATATCTGGATGTGAATCTTTAGAGAAATAAACAGTTTCCGAAGTGTTCAGACAAAATGCAGATACATAAATTTTCATATCCAAATCACTAAACGTTGGATCACTCCCACAAATATCAATCAATTTTTTACGTATCGGACCCATATCAACAAAACCAAATTTGTTAAAAAATGAACCCAGACGTATTTTAACAAAAGTGGGGATATCCAAAGAAAGTGATAGATCGAGTATTTCATCGACTGACATCCCCAATGCCAGAAATAGAGCCAATATTGCACCAGCTGATGAACCAGAAATTTCTCGTACATCTGCGAGTGCAGTTTCACGTGCTTTTAGAGCACCAATGAGTGAAAAAATACCCATAGACGCTGGTCCAAGTACGAGATACTTCATCTCCTTACTTAATAGAACTGAGGAAATTGGCGACGCAAAAGCGCAAACACCACCGCGAAGACGATCGAGTGGGTCAAGGCAGCGGGGAGGCTGGTCTGACCCGATCGAACCACACCACCCGAACCTGGGGGGAGGGTCAAGAGAAGACCTGGACTGAGGGCCAAGAAGAGGGAAGTGGCCACGAGCAGATCGGTCTTGGTGAGTACGATACCCAACGCCTTGGCGACGAGACTGTACACCAAGAAGAACACGAGCGCGTGGAAGAACACGGCGGGTGGGGCAGTCTTGCGGTTCATGAACTTGACGTTTTTGCCAGCGGTGGTGACGAGTACACCTGGGCTGAGTGCGAGAAAAAGGGCGGCAGGGATGGCAACTTTCTGGGAAGTGATATCGGGCAGCATTTTAATATAAGCATATATATTTTTTCATGAATTCTGCGAAATGGTAATAGGATGCACCTCGCATCATATATTCATGAAGATCGTTGTTATTTATAATTCGCCTGATGTGTCGCCATATATAATAGAGTGTCTCGTTCTCGTCATCATGTGAATGTTCAATATATGGGTTATGCTCAGTATAGCAAAACTCCACAAAGTCGCAAAATTCCCCTGAGTGTTCAACTCTTGCATCATACAGGAGTGTCCTGATGGTATCCCACATCATGTGTAATTCATCTGAGTATTCGACTTCCCAGTCTTCGATATTCAGAGGAGTGTGTTCATTGTTAAATTCATCATCATCGCTCACATCGGCATCAAAACCGGTGTTCGCTTCGTATACGTATTGGCTCCAGACCATGGTTAGTTACTTATCTTCTTTTTCGGTTTTATCCTTTATGCCAGTTAATGAGAGAGAGGTTGATTCCTTGACTTTAAGCCCATCTTGTATCGCATTTAAAGCGCCTTCAACTTTGGTCTCATCTCCACTAAAAAATGTGAGTAATCCTTCCTTAATCGCATCCTTATTCATACTACCTTTCCTGACTGATTTACGGATACTAATTTTACCTTTCCTGAGGTTAATGGTATCAATACCCTGACCAACCATATGCTTCTTCACAGACTCTTTTAGACGTTTTTCCTCCTGGTTAAGAACCTTAATATCAGATTTCGCTTCTGTGAGTTGTTTGGTAAGCTCCACAAGTTTAGCAACACTTTCGGAAAGGTCACTAGAAACAGAACTCATTATTTAATACTATATACACCTAATCTTTAAGCACAGAGACCACGCTGCATGAGATCGGGAACGATGGTGGAGTTGTTCCACACAAAAGGTTCCTTAGAGTTAGGGGGGTCCTTGCGAATCTGTTGGTTCGCGTTACGGAGAGCACCACCGACAGTTTCGGGGAAGCCAATTTGTTTGCGGGGTTCGAGGAAGTTTTGTCCCTTCAGAATGTCTTCTGGGGCAAACTGTCCAAAGTCTTCAGCTGAGGCAATCTCACGGGGGAGGAGGGATGACGCGAGACCGGTACCCTTGTTCATACCACCGCATACAGAGACCGATGGGGCGGTTACAGGGCCGGCAGTAGGACCCGCCGCAGTGGGAGCCATACCGAGAGGCGCATATTCACGCTCGACGATGGCGTATCCTGATTTGGTGTTCATGTTAAAGAGGAGGAAAATCAAAGCAGCGACGGCCACCAACATGAGGATGTTCTGGTTGCGACCCTTCATTATCTTTTATATAGTATAAGAGTTTTTTTTATTGGTCAATCTCATCGACAAATGCATACCCATCTGGATAAATGTCAATGGTCGGGTCATCATGGACCCTGACCTGGACAACATTCCAAGTTGGACCAAAAGCCTTTTTGGCAAACCAAAGACCGGCAAATTCTAGGATAACATCACAATTCTTACCGGGCTGGACAGATTCGAATTCTGCAACCTCCTGTTGTGCATTGAAAACCTTGGTCACACCATCGAGATGATCGCCTGTGACCTGATCATCTTTCAAGCTAGGAGTGTAAGCACTCTTGATTACATTTTCAGAAAGTTGCTTACCAAACCATTCTGAGCATTTTTCATATGCAGCTTCCAGATTCCGTGTATCAAAATCAACAATCTTTGCAATGTTCAATTCGGATACGGCATCCATTACAACTTCCCCTGAGACATCCGCAATTTTGACTCCATTCAATTGAATAAGGGACTTACGCTTATCATCGTTGAGCGCCTTTACGAAATAGAGACCATCATCACCTTTGGCTGGAGCGTTGTAGATCATTTATAGATTTATTGTGTCTCATTTCTTTAAACCAACAAATGGTATAGCTGCGGCTTTATTGAGTAACTCTTTCGGTACCCATGCATTTCGTTTGGGGTTGTACCCATATAACGTCTTGGTGACATTCAAGTTTTTGGGTAATGCTTTCGCATTTATTGGTCGTAATGGGTACTCATTTTTCACATACTTGATGTTATTTACGTTTTCCCATTTCAATGTTTTGGTATTAAAACGCTTATTTCCTGAGGATTTATTATATCCATTTACCTTTGTATTTTTCACGACAGGTTTAAGACCATGCACAAATTGTTTAGATAGTTTTTCACTAGAGGGTTTTGTTGTGAATTTTTTATATTTATATGGATCCACTTTTAGAGCTGCACGAAGAGCGACACTACTAGGTTTAGATTGTACTTTCCGTTTCGTCTTAATTTTGGGAGATATAGTTTTGAATACATTCTCCATGGAACTTGAAGCACTAATTTTCTTATCAATAAGCTGTGCTAAGCGAACGAGTCTCTGACGATCTTTCTCCTTTTTCTCTGGGCGAAGTCTGAGTTTCTGCATGAGATAGATATCCTCAATGAGAAACTCTTTACTCGCAACTAATAGACGTTTATTGTTGATGAGTTTCCCTGTGACGACATCCCGATAAGTGATACCTCGTTTTTTTGTGAGTGCAACTTCATATCCAAATTCATTTGGTCGCATGAAAGGAATATCTAGGATGCCACCAATGTTCGCATTCTCAATTTTCCCAGTTTTGGGAAAAAAGTGACGAATGTTCAGATCAAGTGCGAACAACTCTACATCAATGAAAACGTCACTTTTACTTGGTTTGTTTCCATTCCCTATTTTCTTCTTTTTTATGATCGTGTATCGTCTCATGACATATGAACCACTTGTCTTGAAACCGATACCAAGAAACTTGCATAATTTTGAGTGTTTCTTCTGCATTAACATAATTCTCTTCTTGATGGCTAAATTAAGTCGCTTGGCGATTTCACCTAACTTGTTCCACAGTCGGAGTTTTATCGCTTGAAGCTTACCGAAATACTTTTCATTCATGGGTATCCGAGGGACAAATTTAGCATCAATATCACTTGTCACGATACGTTGATCCAGTTCGACATATAGATTGAATGCTTCACCTCCACTCACGATCAGGTCACCAGCGGAGTTTAGAAACTGTGTGAGTTCACCTAATGTATTTAGAATGATATCACGGATAGAATCCGTCACAAATACATACACAATCTTTTCGAATGTTTTATCAGGGTAAATACTTTTTACGCGACTGCGGAATTTACCAAGGTCTCTGGGTAAGTTCCGTTCATAATATTTCTTCAATTTTTCATCATTGAATAGAAGATTTTCGTTTACGAATTTTTCGATCGTCGACTTCGAATAAATATGATCATCCATTAATATATCATGATATATTAATATGGTATGCCGAGAAATATTCGGCGATTGTCGATGCTATGCATACAAGGGGGAGAATGAACAATTTTGTGCAAAGAGGTGGGGGGTTAATATACTCCCATGTTCATCTGATTGTTGTGTAGGTGGGTGTCCTGATGATGGATCGCGACAACCTTATCGGTTCATAGACCGTCCGGGAATATCATTCGTCAACTTAGATAAACGTGCACTCTTTTTTATATGGTTGATTATTACATTAGTAACTATATACTTCTTCACTGACTTAAAGATTACCAGGGTAAGAAAGATATAATGTCTCTCGAAACCATTCAAACTGAAATCGCCGCCCTTCGCAATGATATCAAGAACCTCTCCAAGCTCGTTCGCAAAGTGAAGAGCACACAGGATGACCCAGATGGTGAGAAGGCTAAGGCTCGCGCCGCCAACAACGGTTTCAACCGTAAGCAGGATGTGACGCCTAAGTTGCGTGAATTCCTAGGACTTCCAGCTGATGAGCTTAGATCGGAAGAGCGTCGTGTAGGGAAAGAGTGTCTGAACGTGGGTTG